GCGGCACGTTTGATTTTGAAGGACTATTGGAACAGGACGGCAGCATCGGCGGTTCGTTGGTGTCACCTTCAGACCTTGTAACAGATGCGCTCGCTGGCACAGCCATCACCGTGCGTTGGTCAAGTCAGGTGAGCGGCGACACCTACTACGAATCAAGCGCTTACATCACTAACGTAAACTTCAGCGCGCCCAACAACGCCGAGGCCACCTTCACCTGCAGCTTGCAGATGACTGGCACTATTACCCAAGGAACTGTTACCCCTTAATCTACCTAATAAATGAGCAGCGCACACATCACCATCGCAGGCAAGCAGCACACGGTTCAGTACCGTCTAGGAACAATTTACGCCATCGCAAAGCACTTCAAAGCCGAACCCGCAGGACTGCTTCAAATCATGCAGTCTACAGATACGGCAGACGTTATCGAATTGTCAGCGGTTGCAACTTTGTACGGACTGAAAACCGAGGCAAAAAACAATGGCAAGAAAGCAGCATACGATAGCGTGGATTCGCTGTTGGATGCGGTGGATAGCCTTACCGAATTGCGTCCGGCTGTTGAATGTTTTACCGAGGCATTTATGAAGTGCCTCGGACTGAACACCGACACAACCGACACCGGAGGCGATGAGGGAAACGCGCCGGGGGTTCAGGCGAACCCCTAACCTGGGCCTATCTTTTCCAGCTGGCCTATGGTCAGATGGGAATGACGGAAGCGGAGTGGCACGATGCAACCCCAGACTACTGGCACCACCGGGTAAAGGGCTGGCGTAAGCAGCAGTTTGACATCGAGAGGGCCGCGTGGAATCGCACCCGATGGATGGCAGCGGTACTGCTTCAGCCGTGGTCGAAGAAAAGCATTAGCCCGCTTGACCTGCTGATTTTCCCGGACGAGCTGGAAGACAGACGCCGGGAAACAATAGCGAAAGCGAAGGCGATGCAAAACGATAAGAGATTTCCGGCAACCTTGCCGCCTAAGATAACAGACAATGAACAAAGCAATTAAAGCTGTCGATTACATTCTACGGAATACCGCAGGCGTAACATCCTTGACCGGTCAGCGCATTTACCCCGTGCGCGCAACACAGGGCGCATCGTATCCGTACATTGCCCACCAATTTGTAAGCAACCGCCCGGTGCCTACATTGGACGGGGCCAGTACCTTCGATTTCGGAACCGTGCAAATCAACATCTACGCAGAAACAGCGACCGAGGCACAGGACATCATGGAAGCGGTTCGGACTGCACTCGACCGCAAGACCCCCGGAACATATAACGGAACTGCGGTTGCTCAAATTGACTACATTGGCGAAAGCCACCTGCCGGAAGACGAAGCAGGCAACGATCAAGTTTATTACATTGTCGCAGAATTTGACGTAAATTACCACCGTTAACGATGGCAAAAGGTAAGGGCGGCGGCATTAACATTGTACTTTCAGCCGATGCGGACGCGCTGAAGAAAGGGCTTGCAGAAGCACGGGCAGCCCTGAGCAAAACCGCTGACATGGCGGAGGCTGACCAGAAGCGGTTAAGCACCGCTGCCGGGAAATTTACCAGCCAGGCGGCGAACGCTGGCAGCTTGCGACAGCAGGCCCGCGCATTAACCAACCTTGCCGCGTCCTATGAAGACATGGGCGCGGCTGGCTCAAAGGCTTATCGCGATACGCTGAAGCAGGCAGGCGCGCTGCGTGACCGCATGGGCGACCTGAGCATGGCTATTGACGCAGGCCATGCAGAGGGAAAGGTTAAGGTATTCGGGCAGGCGATGCAAGCAAGCATTGGCATTATTGCAGGCGCCGAGGGAGCCATGCAACTCTTTGGAATGAAGGCAGACGATGCCGCGAAAGTTACCGCCAAGCTGCAATCCCTTATGGCTATGTCGCAGGGTATAGGCGGCATCCTCGCGCTGAAAGATGCAGTCACCGCGCTGGCCGCCAATATCACCTTAGCCGGTACAGCAACCGCCGCTTTGAATGCTATTATGTCCATCACCCCATTAGGCTGGCTGGGTATTGGATTTGCCGCTATTGTGGCAGCCTTCGGAAAATTCACAACCGAAGCGAAGAAAGTTACAGAGGCGCAGAAAACAATGAACAGCATAAACACGGAAACTACCCGTGTTTTGAAAGAAGAATACGCGCAACACCTTGCTTTAATTGGAATAGTTAAAAGCGAGGTTACAAGCAAAGCGCAGAAAGAAGCGGCCTTGCGCAAGCTGAAGGAATTATACCCTGGATACCTGGATCAACTCGACATCGAGAAGACCAGCACAAAAGACCTGAACGCCGCCATGACCACGCTTAACGCCACGATTTACAAGCGGGCGCAGGCGCAGGCGGCCATGACCGAATTAACCAAGATAGCCGGGGAGGAGATGAACCTCATGGCCGAATTGGAAAAGAAGCGCGATGGGCGGCTGAAGAAATCACAAGAAATGACCGCGCTGGGTATGTCACCGGGCCAGCAGGAAAAAGCCCTTGCGACTTATGATTTAGAAATCAAAGCGATAGACAATTCTATTGCGAAGATTAATGAGCGCAAACAGACAGCTTTAAAATTTCTTTCACAAAATCCGGAAACGGCTATTGTTGCGAACAACGTATCAGCCGCCGAAGCGGAACAGAAACGCAAGGACGAACTTGCCAAAGCAGAACAGAAGCGGTTAAGCGATTTGGAAAAAGCCAGATCCAAAGCAGCCGAAGAAGAGAAAGCTATGCTTGCCGCGCTGGCTGATGCGCGAGATTTGAGCAAAGGCGGCAAAGAACATTTTGAAAGCACCGCATCTTTTTGGCAAATGTACGGCGCGCGTTCTGAAGAATCCTTTAAGGAAGCCATGGAGAATGACCGCCAGTACTGGGATTTAATGACCAGTCAGGGTGTTCACAATTACAAGCAATACATAGAGCATTTCCGGAAAGAATTCAAGGACGCTAAAGAGTTCGGCGACATGATTGCCCCACCCGCAGCGGCTGAGGTGGTTAAGGCGAACTTTGGCAAAATTGTTACCGAGATGGATACACTTGCCCAAAAGCTACCCATAGGTATTCGCATCGGAGGGCAGCAGATGGTGGGTGAAATAAACGGCATGGTCAGCAGCGCGACCGATGCAATAGGTCAGCTTGCCGAAGACCTTGCATCAAAATCAGAATACGCGTATAAAGATTTTGGAAACAACCTGCTGCTTGCCGTGGCAGGATTCATGCAAACATTAGGCAAGGCAATTATTGCCGCTGGTATTGCATCGAAGACGTTTCAGGAAGCCTTGTTGGTAAACCCTGTCCTTGCCGTCGGAGCAGGTGTTGCATTGGTGGCAGCAGCAGGAGCGGTAAAAGGGATTATGAAGCGAGGTGTTGCACAGAGGCAAACAAGCAGCAACACACAGAGCGCGAGCGGCGATTCCCCCGGCATCCGAATGTTTGCCGAGGGCGGTATAATCTCCGGCCCTACGGTCGGGATGATGGGCGAATATCCGGGCGCGAAAAGCAACCCTGAAGTTGTGGCACCGCTGAATAAATTGAAGGACATGATCGGCGGCGACATCGGCGGCGGGCAACTTATGGCGCGCATCAGCGGGCAAGACCTGCTCATTATGCTTGATCGAGCCGAAACATACAGAGGGAGGGTGCGGTAATGGGCGTTAAGTATAGGGCGCAATTCCAAGACATTAACGCGGTAGATTGGCGGATTGACATAGACGAGGCCGGCTATTCAGGCAGCATCAATACATTTACCGTGGCAACACCCGGCTTTACCGCAACTTGGGAAGGTGACGGCGCAAGAGTAGGTGAAAGTCCCATACGCGCATCAAAAGCGGTTGTACATTGGCTGGTGAAGAACAGCACTGAGGAAAGCTTTCTCGACACTTTAGCGACCTCATCAGAATTAAAATACACCATCCTAATTTATCAGGGTATTACCCCGACATTGTGGTGGCTCGGTACGGTGTTGCCCGACCTATGCGTTTTTGAAAACCGATATTATCCATACGCTTTCGACCTGACCGCTACCGATGGATTAGGGCGGCTGGAGGATTTCGACTTCACTTACGCCACCAACACAGCCAACACAGACACCCCGACATTAGGCACGATTGTAACCGAAGCCCTGAAGGCAAATAAACTTGACACCTACTACGGCGCAAACGATGTGTACCTGCGCTGCTCAACTGAATTTTATGAGGCCAGTATGGGTACCATCACCCGCGATCCTTTGGAACTTATCCGGGCCAGGCGCGGCGCGTTTCTGAAGAATTACGATAAGGCAGACCATTCAGGATTGTGGGAACCAATCACCTGCAAGGAAGCACTTGAGAAAGTTCTGCGCAGCCTTGCATTGCGCATCGAGTTCAGCCGTGGCAGCTACCGGATTTACCAACATCAAAACTACCGCTCCAGCACCTACACAGAAAAGCAATACACGAAGACGGGAATTGTAACGTTAGGATACAAAGCAGATGCAACCATCAACACCCGCAACGGCGCAACGTGGCAAACCTCTGATTTGAAGCTGACCAGCGGCGCAACCTATACTTACTTTCCCGCACTCAAGACAGCGACCGTATCAGCCGAGCGGCGGCGTATGTTTGAATTGACGCAGGCCACCTTTCAGACGGGAACCAAGTCCCTGAACATGGGGGATATTGACACGACCATCCCGTGGCGAATCACCGGGAAGGTATGGGTGGAATCAACAAAGGCGGTCAGCAGATTGGCTATTCGGATAGGGCGGTACAATACGGCAACATCACTCTATACACACTACGTTAAATTAGCTGAAGACAAATCCACCAATGATGCGTATGAAGAACCAGGGCCGGTCAAGTGGATGGCCGCTGGTATTCCCGGCCCGTCCCTATTGGCAACCTTTGGTTACAACATTCCGGCTGCATTTAGCGAAGCGGTAAACGGTAAAGTGTTGGTAGATGTGGATGTGAAGATACCGGCAACTACTACCAACATCGGAAGCGACATCAGGATTTTCATAAACGCTGAAGACTATGCCCGCGCCTATGCCTACGGCAGCCCAACCGGAGCAACAAGCCCCGGAACATGGGCAGACATCAAGTGGCAGGGCAGTCTTGCATTTGAAGGCATGGCTGATACCGCGAATCAAGAGTGGACAGACACGGTAGAATACGTTGCCACCAATACCAGCCAGACAGATAATAGCGCATCTGTAAAGATTGACGGCGCACTGATGGACGGGAACAAGCAGTACATAGAAGGTGTTGAGATTTACAATGGCACCTCATCAGCATGGCAAGCGGGCAGCGCATGGAAACCTTACAGCGGCTATTCCGGAAGCAATAACGCGCTGGCCCAACTCACGGCAAATTATATTATGGCCCACCATTGGAAGCCCTGCAAGGTATTGCGCGGCGATTTCCGCGATATGCCCGGTTTCCTCTTCGACACGGTTAATGCGGTAGTCCACGATGGCGAGGTATTCATATCCAATGGCTGCACCTTCACGGCGAACAATGCCCGATGGTCAGGCGAGTGGCTGAAGTACCAATGGGATGACACGGTGTTTAGCACGGCGGTGAAATTGCCCAGCAAGCGCGATACGGTAGGCACCACACTTAAAGACATCGCCAGTCTGAAGCAGCGGCAATCCGATCTCGGTCAATTAGTGGGCGGTGTTGTGTCACGATGGACAGACGGTATTCTGAACCAAGGCGGCGGCGATATTGGCACACCTTCCGGCGGCGATGTATGGCGGCCCGTGGTGATTTACAACACAACGGACGGATTTAAAGCCAGCCTTCAGCGGGTGTTGGTGGCCGGGGAAACAATCAAGACCCTGACAGCCAACACCACGATAGACAATGCAGCGCGGTTCGTCTATGTGGCAGCCGATTCTGGAAACGTAAACATTACCCTGCCCGATGCCAGCACCTTCCCGCGTTATGAGCGGCTGGTCATCATTAAGACAGACAATACCGCGAATACCGTAACCATCACAGCGGCAACCGGTGATAACATCAATGGTGCCGGAAACAAGCAGACCACCACACAATACGACGGCTGGACATTAATTGCATACGATAATAACACCTGGCTGATCCAACCCTAAGACAAATGAACCCTAATAGCAATAGTTCCATCGCAGCCTTTTGCACAATTCAAGCGCGAAAGGGTGACACCTTCACTCGTGAATTTACCTTCACCAACATGGACACGGCAGCACCGCTTGACCTGACCAGCTACACATTGGTATTGACGGTTAAAGACACGGCAGGCACAACCATCCTAACCATCAGCGGCGCGGATTGGGATACGACCAATGCAGCTATTGGTGAGGTAAGCTGCACCAAGAGCGCGGGAACAATGGGCGCACTCACGGCAGGGAGTTATAACTATGACCTTCAAGCCACGGTAAGCGGCAATAAGGTTACATGGCTTCAGGGTAAATTCATTGTAGATAGCGATATATCAGCATGAGCGACAGCGTAATAGTAACCATTGGCGCGCCGGACAACAACACGGCGGTAAGCGTCAGCAGCGGCGACCGGATATTTGTGGACATCGCAGCCGGATTTACCGGGCAAGGCGGCGGCGGTGGAGGTGGCAATACTGACCTCACCACCACACGGACGGCCACAACGGTAACGGTAGTCAGCAGCACGGGTACCGATGCCACCATCCAGGCGGCTGATGGAACCAATGCCGGGGTAATGACTGCAGCAATGCAGACGAAGCTGGCAGGCATCGAGGCCGGCGCGGAAGTGAACGACACCGCCAGCGAAATTCTAACCAAGCTGCTTACCGTGGATGGTTCAGGCAGCAACCTCGATGCAGACACATTAGACGGAGTTCACGCATCGGCGTTGGTACCATACACCGGCGCAACTCAAGACGTGAACCTCGGCGAACACGGGATGCAACTTGGCAACATTGAATTTGACAACACGCCTACCAACACACCGACCACAGACGGTTCGGTGTTCTGGGATGCAGGCGACGGCACACTTCAACTCCAGATGAAGGGCGGGGCAATTCAACAGGTCGGGATGAACCAGTTTGCCCGGGTATATAACGACACGGCCAGCGCGTTCACAAAAGGTCAGGTTGTTTACATCAGCGGCGCACAAGGCAACCGCATCGCGGCGAAGCTGGCACAGGCAAACAGCGAGGCAACGAGCAAAGGTACAATAGGCTTTGTCGTGGAAACCATCGCAGCCGGGGCGGAGGGCAACATAATCACTTCCGGACCCCTCTCCAAGCTGAACACCTTGGGTTTAACCGCTGGCGCGAATCTTTACCTTTCAGCAACAACAGCCGGAGGCTACACGGAAACGCCACCACAAGCACCGGATAACGGGGTAGTGTTGGGATACGTTGAGCGAGTTCATGGCACGGTAGGTTCAATCTATGTAAAGGTGGACAACGGTTACGAGTTGGAAGAACTGCACGATGTTGATCTAACCGAAAGCAAAACTACCCCAGTAGATGCGGACGCGGTTCTATTGCAGGACAGCGCGGATAGTTCCATCTGGAAGCGGCTTACCTGGGCGAACCTGAAGGCAACGGCTAAGGCGTACTTTGACACCGTCTATGCAGCCATTGTACACACTCACGTTATCAGCGATGTGACCAACCTTCAGACATCGCTCGATTCAAAGGTTGATGAGAATGCCGCCATAACCGGGGCAACAAAAACCAAAATCACCTACGACGCTAAGGGTCTTGTTACAGCTGGCGCGGATGCCACAACAGCGGACATCGCAGACAGCACCAATAAGCGATATGTAACAGACGCACAACTGACCGTTATCGGCAACACTTCAGGCACGAACACCGGAGACCAGACAATTACCCTAACCGGAGATGTAACAGGCAGCGGCACGGGAAGTTTCGCGGCGACCATTGCAAACA